TGGTCGCCTTCGCTTCCCTCTGCATCGCCCTTGCCCTCGTCGGTTCGATGGACTGGTCCCGCACCGTTCCCGCCGATGAGTGACTGACGGGCCGACACCCCACGGCGAACCCCAGGATCGGCTTGACGGCTGGTCCTGGGGTTTCGCTTTGTGGCGGCAGCAACGGCCTACCAGTCCATCAAATGAGCAATGAATGCCGGTCCTGCTCCGGTCGCTTCCCAGCGGCCTACGACCCGGCTAGCGGCCTCCGCCGCATTCCGCCCCACAGTCCAGCCGACTGCTAACAGGCTTCCCCTACAGCGTTTCAGCTACTGCCGCCCAACATCACCGGGCCGGCTGCCCTACCTCCGTTTGCAGCTAACTACCCGTTTCTCAACGGTATTTGGCCCACGGCCAGGCCGTACTACTACGTAGTACGCTTTGCGGCCCTCTCAGCCGCCCTCTCAGCCGTCCGAGCCCTCCGGCCATGCCAGGACCTAGGCACGGCCCTGCAAAGCCAGGAGAGGCGACGCCAGCGGCCAGCAACAGCCGCTCTGAGCAAGGCGAGCAACCCCAGGAGCGAATAGGCGACGACAAGGGAGGCCGTTCCCCAGGTCCGGTGCTGCCCTGGACCACTGGCCTTCCCCACCTCTGAGGCTCGCTGGGACCCTGACCGCCCAACGTCGCCCCTACCTACCCCACACGGCGATGCCCCTACCTACTGCCCACCAGCGCCGACGCCCATCGTCCGCAGCCTGTCACCTTGTACCTGTATGGGGCTGGCTAGGAGCCGATCTGGGGACCCCTGTGCGAATCGATGACCCACCCCCCTGGGGGGGTCTGAATTCTATATATATTGATACGGTATGCCCCGCCGACCCTCACCACAAACGCCCTACATAGCCCCTGTCGGCTCGTTGGTGGGCTATCTGTAGCTGGTTGTGGCTGCTCCGCGCTGCTCTGGGGCCGGCAGCTGCTGCGATGACTTGTTGCTGCAACATCACGGGGGGAACACAGAGGTCCTCCCCCCCTAATCCCCCCCTCATCGGGGAAATTAACTTAGTTCGGTGCTAAGTAGCGGGACTCCACCGGGGCTGGTGGGACTGGCCGGCAGCTGTGCATGTGGTGCAGCTGATCGGCCGACCTCACCCCCGGGGGGGTTGTTGGGACGGTACTAGTGGGGGTGCCGGAAGTTAATTGTGTCACTCATCTGCCACCCTCCAGCCGCTTAACCCGCCGCTTCGACGTGTGCGGGTCGGGCAGCCCGCAGAAGCTCGACGCGATGCAACGGGGGATGCGCTGCTTCGAGAGCCGAACCTACTTCCGCGAATGGCTTCGCGAGGTCCTCGAACACCCCAAATTCGCAGCCAGTCCCTAGCAGCCGGGGGAGCGTGAACTCCTCGATCGCTAAATTCCTCAGAGGTCCTCGTGTTCGAACGGGTCCACCTCGGCAGCCGTAGCCTCAGTCGGTACGGGGGCGGGCTCCAACCATCGGGCGAGCCGCTCCGTGCATTTGGCGCACAGGTCAACGCGGATGGTTTCGGGAGCTATGTCGCCCCTGTGGTCGCCGCGCATCACCGGAAGGTCCAGACACATCCACCCAGACCTGCGGTCCGGGGGGCTCTGCTGCGCTTCGCAGCGGTCGCATCGCAGAACTTGAATCCTCATCCCACCAATTCCTCTCGCAAGTGCTCCGCAATCCACAGAGCGTCAGCCTCGTTGTCGTCGGATGGGTCCACACCCCATCGCTCTTTTGCGGCTTCAATCATCCGCTCCTTGTTGGCGTTGCCCTTGCCGGTAGCCAGCTTCTTCACCGAGCCGACGGGGCGGGCGGAGTACGCCTGCTCTCTGGCCTCGCACGCGCTGGTGATGACGGCGACGATCCCGCCATAGACGTGCGCTGCTGAGGTGCCCGCGTGTCGCCTGATCTCCTCGTAACCGACGACGGCGTCGGGGTAGGCGTCCAGAAGTTCGCTGAGGTAGCGGCGGGCGCGCAGGTAGCGCATTCCGCCACCCTCGTGCCGCCTGGACGACAGGTCCCACACGCCAGAGCCCAGCCTAGCCCCAGCCTTGCCGAGCACGGCCCAGCCGCACTTGGTGCCTGGGTCGATGCCGATGACGATCACGGCGCCGCCCACGCCTGCCGCACGAGCGCCAGAAGGCACCCGAGGGTCGCGGGGTCTGAGAGGTCGGGGGTCATGACAGAGCCTTCCTAGTAGCAATGCGGCAGCGCCGGCAGCTGACTTCGTCCTTCGTCTCTGTGTCTGCCATGGCTCCCTTGTGGACAACGTCCAGACCGCAAGCTGTCTTGAACAGTCCCAACCTGCCAGAGGTGGCGAGGTGGACCTTCTTGCGGCCGTGGAAGCGGTAGCGGCGGGGCTTGAGGAGGCTCACGGGACTGCCTCAATCCGATCACATCGGTAGGAGGCGTCGTCCAAAACCACCTTCCCCAAGAGGTCGCAGTCCTTTTTGGTAGCACTGTGGGCTGCGTCTACTCCGGCCCCAATGCCCAGCGCGGCCATCAGAAGACCCACCAGCGAAAGCAGGACGATGTCGTTCACGCCACCCCCCTAGCGCCGCCCAACACCGGGGTCAGACCGATGTCAGGCGGCTTGCCGGACCCGGCGCGGTCCGACGTTTCTAGGCGGTAGACGGCGACGCCATCCTCGTAGGTCTTGCTGACGTCCCAGCCGGCGTAGCGGATGTACTTCAGGTGGCGGCTCACAGCGCGGTCGCTCAGCCCGAGCACCTCCCGCATCGTGACCCTCGCGGCTCCGTTCTGGAGCATTCGGAGGATGTACAAGGTCTTCACGGTCGGGCTCATCGCTGCCTCCTGTGCCACATGGTTCGACCCTCCTTGAGCCGGTCCTTACCCTCCTTGGTCTGCGCCACACAGATGGGGCAAGGGAAGGTGAGGCGGTGGGACTGGCACTGCTTGGTGCGAATCTCTTCGCACTGCCGGCAGACGCCGTGCTGCCCCAGGGGCAGGCAGCAGTCGGGCTCGGGACAGAGTTTCCTATCGCGGGCTTCGAACTTCATCGCGGCACCACCTCCAGCCTGGCTTGTGAGCGAATCCCCCACATCTCTATTCCCCGCCTCCAGACAAACCAGGCGTAGTCGGTCGCGTCGGTCTTGCCGTCGCCGGTAAAGCTGGGCCTGCGAGCCATCACAATCACGCGCTCCAGTGCGGAGTCAGGACCCACAAGGTCAATGCGCTTGGTGCTGCTCCCGAGGAAGTTCAAGCGAAGCAGGGCACAAACCACCCCACCCACCTCAACCGCGTCCAGGGCCTTCCGCACGAATTCTGCGGCCATCTTGTAAGGGGGGTTCATCACCACCGCCGACTGGTCGCTGAGGTCCTGAACCAGGAAGTCTCCCGCCCTTGAGCAGATACCCGGGGACGCCGGAGGTGGTTCGGTGTCGTAGGCGTTCACGGCGTGACCGTGGTTGTTGAGAACCTTGGCGATTGCCAGAGTCCCACACCCTGCGTCCAGCACACAGTGCGGCAGATGCACCCTGGAGAGGAGCACTTCGGTACACCAGGCTGGTGTTTCAAAGAAGTCGCGGCCTTGGCCTCCGCGTGGATTACGACCTGCCGCGCTCACGGAGCCCCCGAATCTTTGCCAGGGCGTCCATCGCCCTACGGTTGGCTGCGGCCCAGTCCTTCACCAGCCGGTCCTCTGGTGGTGGCGGGGCCCCTGCGGCCACCTCCGTCGCGATGACGGAGGCGAGCGCGCTGGCTTCGCTGGAGGCTCTGGCGTAGTTGTTGTAGTCGCCCAGGTCCGGCCTAGAAGTGGGGGGCATCGTCGTCCCCCAGCGGAGCGTCGTCCGGCGGCCCGTCACCACCGGGCGGCATCTCGGCCTGCTTCATCAGCCACTCCTCCATCTGCACGATGAGGTCGTTGCCCTCGTCCAGCTTGATGGACGGAATGCGGCGGCGGCCCACCACGGCGTCCCAGGCGGCGCGGCGGTTGGACCGGTAGCCGTTGAGCTTGGCGTGGAGGGTGACGAGGCCGTTGCCGCTGGGCTCCGCGTCCACCTCGATGGGCTCGACGTCCATCACCTTGTCGGCCGGGTGTCCGGGGGCCAGCAGGCTGCTGCCAGCGGACGGCATGACTCGGCGGTCCTCCGACGTCAGCGCGGAGTTCAGGTCCTCCCCGCCCTCGGTGGCGATGGGGAGCATCTTGACCAGCCGGCGCACGGCCGTCTTCTTCGCCATCTCCGGGTAGTGGTCGCGCCAGGGGCCCCACTCTCCCTTGCTCTGCGTGTTCCGCATGATGCGGTTGACCTCGCCGACGCTCATGACGGTGAACTGGTAGCTCATGCCGTCCTTGAAGCGGGCGATGGCGTAGACGCGGGTGATGCGCCCCCGGTCCTCGTCGGTGGACGGGATGTGCTTCAGCTTCTCGTCCAGCCCCAACTCGTACTCGAAGAAGTCCTTCTCGTACACGCACTCAGCCGTGAGGGTGGCCACCTCGCCGGCCCGCCGAACGAGGCTGATGAGCCCCCGGTAGCCGATGATGAGGGTGCACTCGCTGACCCGCTTCTTCTTGTTGTAGTGCGGCACCAGGTACGCCTGACCCAGGGCTCCGCCGGACGGGTCGAGTCCGTACTTCGCGGCCTCCAGCACCGACAGCAGGAAGCTCTGCGGGTCGCACTCCTGAAGCTTGGGGTTCTGCTTCCAGCAGGCAACAGCGATGCGCTGGAGCTTGTCGGCGGTGAGGTGGCGCGTAGCGACCTCGGTGAGGGCGGTGGTGATCGCCGGGGACTTGATGCGCTCCAGGAGCGCCTGCTCGCGGTCCCGCTTGGCGGGGACTTGCACTCGTTCAGCCATTTCTACTTCTCCTTGGGAAGGGTGATGAGATTCTGTCGGTCAACGTGCTTGAGGTGTTCTTCTGCGATTCCCTGAGCCTTGGGGGGTAGGGCCTCCAGCCATGCTGCGAGCCCGCCGGACTTCGGCCGCTTCGGCTCGAACGTCTCGGAGAAGTCGGCCCCCTCCTCCAGCGCTGCTGCGGCGATGGCCTGCCAGAGGTGGCCCCGGACCTCCTTGTCCACGTTCTTTCGGCTCCAGGTTCGGCCGGGGACGCGGTTCATGCCGAGGGTGGTTCCGTCCTCAAGCTCCAGAGGAGAGGTGCGCTCGCGGAGGCGGGCCATCAGGTCGTCCTTGGCCATGCTGGTCACGTGCTTGAGCAGCTGCCATCGGCGGTACAGGAGTTCGTCATCCTGGGTGCCGTAGGTCATGTCACCAACCACCTCGGCCCCCTCCTGCGCCATGCAGTGGGTCCGGTACGGGCACCGCCCGCAGTGCTCGCCGGGGCGGAAGTCTCGCCCCAACTCCTCGTGCGGCACCTTGTCCCGCTGCACGCAGGCGGCAAACAGCGCCTGGGCCCTCTTGTGGAACCAGTCGGCCGGCTTCGCAATCTGCTGCCCGACCTTGAACCGGAGGTTCCAGTAGGTGAACACAACCTTGCCCACGGTCAGGTACTGGGCAACGGCCGAGCCGTAGGAGATAGCCTGAGGCTCGTTGTCCAGGTTGTTGTCGCTGGTCAGGCCCTGGGCCGTCTTCCAGTCGTCCACCATGGCGACACCCATGTCCGACCTGAAGCCGTCCGGGGTCACCGAGTAGTAGGTGCCGCTGGTGGGCTCCTCCTCGGTCCAATCCTCCACGACGCCCTTGTTGCCGATGCGGCCGTAGAGGGTTCGCTCGATGAAGTCGTTGTGGATACCGAGCAGCCCCATGTCGGCCGCGTTCTCGTACAGCTTCTCGCTGTCCCGCAACTCCACCACGGACAGGGAGGAGGGCGGCTCCGGCTGGTCGATACCCAACCCGTTCGCCTCCACCTTGTGGTGGACGTGTCGGCCTACCCCGTACCCAGACCAGTCGTCCGAGGGCTTGAGGCCGAGCCTCTGCCACAGGGAGCTTCGGGGGCACAGAGAGTCCCACTTCACAGTTGTGCTTCGCCACCTCACTGAACCAACCCCACTACCTTCTCTACGAAGTCTGCAATCTTCATGTCGCCTCGTTCGATGTGGTTCCATTTGCCCTTGCCGTGAGGGCGGTAGGAAGCGCTCTCGTCGGCCACCACGGCCACGCGCTCGTTGTCGCTGTAGCGCTTGATGATGGTCGTCGGCCCCTCGGCCAGAGCCCAGAACTTGTTCGGGATGACGTCCTCGACGTAGACGTATGTGCGTCCGCCAGCCATCACTCCTCCCTCATTCGTTCGGCGAATCGGCGCAGTTGGTCGTATCCGTCAAGGAGGTCGCGCAGGGCGCGTTCCAGCGAGTGGCCGAAGTTGTGGATTCCCCAGCCCCGCTGCTCCAGCAGGAGCAATGCGGCCAACACGTCCTCCTCCTCGGGAGGCGGCGCGGGCATCATGGGGTCCACCCGTTGCGCTCGGCTTCGATAGCGACCGCAACCATGGCCTCCTGGAGAGCGTCCTCCTGGGCTCGGTGAGCCTGGGAACCCCAGCGAATCTCGTGCCCCCTGCCGTTGAGGTAGGAGATGGTCTCCGTGAGAGACGGCCACTTCCATTCCGCACCCTTCGCCTTGGCCCACTCAGGCGCGGGGGGCAGAGCGCCGGCCGGTCCCATGATTCCCATCGCGGCCTCCATGATGCACTCACCCGGGACGGTTTTCGTCCTGTCGAAAATGTCCCACGGGGAGGCTCCGAGGAAGCGGAAGTCGAAGGCTTGATTGAAGGCCCGAAGCTTCAGGTCGCCGCCGTAGCGGACCGCGATGCGCTCGACCCATTCAGCCAACCGTTCGGCTGCGGCCTCCTCTTCCAAGCCCTCCTCAAGGACCTGCTCCCGGCTGATGCCGGTGATTTCGAAGGCTCGCTTGGCCTTGGGGTCGTATAGGACGTCCTTGTCGTGCTTCACGAAGAAGCCGATGGGGTTCTTGACGAGCCCCTCCCCAGTAACAACGACGGCTCCCACCTCGACAATCACAGGCTCGTAGCCGCTCTTGGGGAGACCTGTTGTTTCGGTATCGATACAGACGAACGGAATCATTCTTTCTCCCGGGTTGCGAGCGGGTGCCTAAGGGCTTCTTCTGCCTCGTGGGGCGAAATAGCTGGCCCCGACACTCGGGCCCTCCACGTCCTCCCCTGCTTAACGTCTCGGATGGTTCTTTCTGAGACACCCATCCGGCGGGCGAGAGCATTGTTTGGCTCTCCTGAGCTTCTTATTTCACTCACAGCCTTCCAGGCAAGCTTGGCCGTACCCCTGTGGTGGCCTCGGTTTCTGATCATGTCTGCCATATTTTCGGCCTGGGTTCCCCATCGGAGGTTTTCGACACTGTTGTTCAACGGGTCATCATCCCAGTGGCGGGCGACGTACCCCTCTGGCCTGGGGCCAACGAACACGTTAAGGACCGCGATGTGAGACCTGAGATACGCGCTCTTAATGCGTCTGCCATGCACAACCACGGCCAGTCCAACCCCGGGGTAGCGCCCGCGAAGAGAAAGCTTGCGTACCACCCCCCTTGTCATCCTGGTTCGCTCTCCAGATTTGTGGTGGACGAACCTAACCCGCCTGGGAAGCGACTTGAACCGCCCAAGGTCCGAGACCTCGTACACCCCCAGAAAGCCAGGCACAGGTCGCCACCTCTCTCGCTCCTCCGCCCGCTCGTAACACGCGAGGCAGAGCCCTTGCAGCGGCCGGCAAAGCGGGCTGTGGTTGATTGGATCTTCCTCGTTAGGTTGGCCGCAGGTTTTACAGGACGGGGTACCCTCTACCGTGGGCATAGCGAACCTCCTTTGTTCGTCGCCTGCGCGCTGGACCTGGTCGTACAGCGGCGCGGGGTGTCCACACAAAATCATGTCACTTCCCCTCTGTCCACCTAAACCAGCACGGGGCGCAAAACGGAACGTCGGCCAGGTGTGGGAAGCCCAGGTGTCGCTGCCTGATGGCTGCGGGGGCTGAGCACAGGTGGCACAAGATTTCCCCGTACTCGTTCAACTCCTGGACCGCCATGCGGACGCGCTCCTGCGGCCAACGCGGGTGTGGACCCGTGATTGACGCGCTTACACGCGGGGGCGCTGGGGGCGTGTGGGTGCCGGACTTCGTCGTCATGTGCTCCACCTTTCGTCAGCTAAGTTACAGGGCGGTTAACCCGGTTGCAAGCCTCGTGGTTGAATTTGTGGTAGAATTAGTTTGCAAACGCTGGACGCGAAGCCTTTTTTAATTTGCGGTTGCTCGGAGGCTTGTGTGGGCGTAGCTTGCACGGGCTGTTGCGAAAGCGACGGCTCGGCCCGCCTGGGTTTCTGCTCTGCCCTCGCCCCCTCCCAGGGGGGCGGGGCTACGCGGAAAAAGCGGGAAGCAGAAACGGCGGAGACCTTCTCCACCGACCATGAATTCGGAAGCCGCCAAGCGGCAGTGGAGAAGTGCGCCATGGGAAACGGCCGTTGGGTCAGACTCGATTACACCTACTACACGGATGGGAAGCTCCAGAAAGCCGGATGGGAGGCTGTGGCCCTCTGGCCGGTTATTCTCGCCAGACTCGGCGAGGGCGAGGGAGTTAGGGAGGAGGACGACTTCGACCAGAACCTTCTCGCCAGGATTACCGGGTTCCCAGAGAAGCTGGTTAGCAAGGGCTTGGCTGGCCTGACGCGCGTCGGCCTGCTCGCACACGGCTCCATCCGTAAGCGCGGCGGAGCGGCTGGCGGACGCGAGGTTTCAGGGATTATCACCCCCGCGTGGCGTTCGTACCACCCCGGGGCCGGGAGCGTAAAAGTAGAGAACAGGGGCGACGTCAGCGTTTCGTCCAGCACGGTGCCTTTCGCGGGACGGGAACGCGGGACGGGAACGCGGGACGTTACGGACGATACGAACGTTACGGACGTTACGAAGGAACCTTCGGTTCTTGGTCCAGACGCTCTCCGAGCTATCCAGGACCAGGCGATTAAAGAACTCGTTGAGTTCATCATCGAGACGTGGTCAGACCGAACCCTCGGCAAGCCGGAGACCTTCGTGAAGTGGGTCCAGACCAACGCCCTGGCGAACCCCGGCGTAGACCTCCTGGCCGAAGCTCAGGCGGCGGCAGCCTGGGAACTCTCCAACCCCTCAAAGAAGAAGAAGCAGATCCGCCGGTTCTTGGGCAGCTGGTGGAGCAGGGCTCAGGACCGAGGTGGGAGCCGCCCACGGACCCAGCCGAAGGAGCAGCCCATCGAGATAAACCCGCACAGCGGACTCCCGGCCTTCAAACACCCCGACCCCAACATCGCAACCCCGGTGAGCCGCCACCCTGATGGGGTCTGGTGCCCCAACGAGTCCGAGATGAAGCGGCACCAGCCGTGGCGGGAAGCGTTCCGTGGGGTGATTGCCGAAGGGATGGCTAAGGGGAACGGGGACTTCGATGGCTACAACGACACCCAGTACATCGAAGCTCTGGGCAAGCTGAACGCTCGCCCGATGGCAAGGGAGCTTCGGTACGCCATCGATCACTTCATGACCGAGTACAAAGAGGAGGCCGGGCTGTGACCCTGCGAGCAGAAGACCCACGGCTGGCTGAAGCCAAGAGCAAGTGCATCCGCGAGGTTGCGGCAGCCCTCGGGCTGGACGTGACCCAGAACGGGAAGAAGGCGTACCACCCCGGAGGAAGGGGTCCCGGAGGCCGGTCCCCGAGCATCACCTTCGGCGTCAAAAACATGACGGAGGTGTGGCACTGCTTCCGCGACGGCAGCGGCGGCGACGTCATCGAACTCGTGAAGCACTTCAAGGACTACGACTTCAAAATGGCGGTGGACTGGCTGGCTGGACCGCTTCCCGAGCCCATCAAGGTTCGGACCTACGGAGCGCTTGAGGAAGCGCCGCCCGAGCCCACGTTCGCCGAACGGACCGCAGCCTGCGCCGCCTTCTACAACGCCCTCCCCAAGCTGGATCACTTCGGCTCGATGTGGCTGCTCACGGAGCGGGGCATCTCCGCAGACACCGTTGCGAAGTTCGGAATCCGGTACGTGGACGACGACCACACCGACGAGGCCATGGGACAGGCGCTTCGGGCTACCGACTGCAAGGTGGTCTCAGCCCTGGGCCTGGGGAAGCTGTCGAGCAAGACCGACAAGATGTACGGCAGGTTCCGGGGGTACTGGCTGGTCATCCCCTACTTCGGCATCGACTCCGGCGGCCCGACAAAGATTGGCCACCTCCAGTTCCGGCGGGTCCACCGCAGCGGGAAGAAGGCTGAGGGATACGAGAAGTGGCGGCACACCAGCGGGACCGTGCCCTGGCCCTGGAACATCGACGCCGTCTCGACCCTGGCCGAGGGCGACAAGCTCTGGTTCGTTGAGGGCGCCCTGGACGGCATGAGGCTGGAGCAGGAGGACGTCGCCGCCATCGGCGTCCCCGGGGTCCACTGGTTGACCGATGTGAAGACGCAGAGGCTGGTGGAGATTCTCCCTGACGGAGTTGACGGGGTTGAGGCGTTCGATTGGGACGACGCCGGCCGCGAAGCTGGCCCCAAGCTGGTGGACAAGATGCAGGAGGCCGGGCTCAGGATGAGCAAGGTCGTGTGGCCCGACACCTGGGAGGGGGACTGGTGCGAGGCGTTCATGTCGCCGGACGAGCCCAAGCCAGAGGTTGTGGACTGCCCACCGAAGCTGCGGGTTATCTCTGGCCCTGAGCCTGGGGATGACATGTCGGTCAGCCTGGGGGATGTGTTTCTAGGGTCCACCCAGCGGCACATGGCGACCGACCAGCAGACCAAGCCATGGAGGTCTGGGATCAAGTCGATCGACGCAAGGTTTGCCCCGGAGCGGGGAGACACGGTGGTAATCGCCGGCCGTCCGGCGGCAGGCAAGACGCACACCATGATGTCGCTGGCCTATGCCAGCGCTGCTGCCGGGTACTCCAAGCCGGGGATTGTCAGCATCGAGATGAGCCGCAGACAGCTGGGCAAGCGAACCATGTGCGCCACCCTCGGCCTGACCAACACGGACAACATCGGCAGCAGCCAGGCCATGATGGACAAGGTTGCGCTGGCGGCAGCCGAGATGCCGGACGTCAGGGTGTGGTTCTCTGGCAGGTCACTGGACGACGTGGTTGACGCCCTGACCTCGTTGGCCCGCCGTGGCTGCGACGTGGTGATGGTGGACTACCTCCAGTACATCAAGTCCACCGAGTCGAACCGGTACGAGTCCCTGGACCTGGTGAGCAAGACCCTGAAGTCCACCTTCAAGCGGCTGAACATTCTCGGCATCGTAGGGGCCCAGTTGAAGCGTGGGTCTACCGGGGTGGACCGCAGGCCGACCATCGATGACATCAAGGGCTGCGGAAGCATCGAGGAGGACGCCGACCACATCCTCCTCCTGGATGTGCCGGACCCGAACAACCCCTCGCTCAAGCGGCTCAACCTGGCCAAGAACAAGAATGGGGAGCCGGCTGAGTTCGCACTCATCACCCCCTACCCCTTCGGATGGATGGTGGGAGAATGACCATGATGGAAGAATGGGAAGGCGTTGTAGCCACGCTGCCGTGGATTCGGAAGTTCGCGATGGGGATGATGTGCCCGTTGCACGGAGCCATGCCTGACGAGCGCTGCGCCCCCGACCTGAAGTGCTGCTGGATGCGGGTTGAGTACGCCGAGTTGGTCATCCACGCGGACCTGGTTGGGGTTGACGAGGTGGGTGACTAGACCGTATGGTTAACTTATGGAATTCGGCGAACTGTTCAGAGCAAGACGGAAGCTGGCGGGGTGGACCCTGAGGGACGTGAGTTCGGCCCTGGGAATCAGTTCGGCCTACGTCTCCATGGTCGAGCGGGGGCTCAAGCTCCCCATGAGCGACGACCTCCTGGTCACCATGGCGAAGACCTGGGGCACAGACCCTGGCGAGCTAATCCAGGCAGCCGGCGCAGCCCGTGGGTTCTTCCGGGTTCCGGCTGACGGCGACGACCACAACGAGAAGATGGCCAGAGCCGTCATGAGGTGCATTGCATGATCAAGCCGGTAGCTGGCGAGGTATGGACCGACGGCAAGACGGACAAGGTTCTGATGCACGTCACCCACTTGGAAGGCCCCTCGGGTGAGTCCTGGCGGGTTGGTTGGGGTGACGGCGCTGTATTCCGCTACTGGCCTCCCGAGGCTGTGAAGGGTAGAAAGCGTGCAGAAGCCTGGCCCCCGAAGGGCTGGACCAAGCGAGGTTAGCGATGTTCGACCCGACCGAGATGACCGTGAAAGAAGCCATCCCAGCCCTTGAGGGGTTGAGCCAGGAGGACCTCCTCGGCGTTCGGATGGCAGAGATGGCCGGCAAGGACCGGGTCTCCCTGATTCGGGAGATTGACGAGCACCTTGAGGCGCTGATCGATGACCTCGTTGAGATCGTGGCCGAGGACCTCATCGACCCCGAGCCAGTCAAGGTGGTCGAGGTTGTGCCCACCATCTCGGTCAAGGACTGGTTCCGGCTGCCCAAGAGCCACCGGAAGATGTGGATTCGGGACGGCCGGACCTTCCGCAAGCGGTAGGTGACCACGGTTGTCGATCTCTTCGCTGGCGTCGGCGGGTTCACCCACGGGGCTAAAGAAGCGGGGGCGACCTGCCTGACGGCTGTAGAGCTTGCTCCAGCAGCAGCCGAGTACCACCACCTGAACCACCCCGAGGTGGACGCTGTGGAGGCAGACCTCTCCTCCTTCAGGGTGGACCGCCTGCCGGCTCACGACATCCTTCTGGCATCACCGCCTTGCACCGGCTTCACCCCGGCACGTGGGGCAGACAAGGCGGGGCACCAAGCCGCCAGGAAGCTATCCTGGGCCTGCGTGAAGGCCCTGAAGGCCCACCGCCCACCAGCAGCGATTGTCGAGAACGTCCCAGAGTTCCTCCGCTGGTCAGAGTTCCCAGCGTGGGAGACCGCCTGCGTCAGGCTTGGGTACTCAGTCTCGGGACACCTGGTGGACTCCGCCAGGTTTGGCGTTCCCCAGAACAGGGTTAGGGCCATCCTGGTTCTCACGCGGACCAAGGCCAGGCTGAGGCTCAAGGAGCCGGACCTCGCAAGAGTGTCAGCCGACCAGGCACTGAACTGGCACAAGGGGAGGTGGATCAGCTGGAAGTCGAAGCCGCTGAACCAGAGGGTTATGGACCAGATAGACTACGGACGTAGTCGCGGGTGGTTCAGGTTCCTCGCCCCCTACTACGGCTCTGGCTCCGGCCGTAGGGCTAGGTCCCCGAGCCTTCCGGTTGGGACCATCACCTCGTTCGACGGGTGGCGTCTGGTGTACGGGGAGCACTCCCGGATGATGACCCGGTCTGAGTACATCCTGGTTGCAGGGTTTCCTGAGAGCTACGTTTTACCGAACCGGAAGAACGATGTCGTTACGATGGTGGGTAAGGCCATTACCCCAGCGGTTGCGAAGTGGGCTTGTGAGGGGGTGATGAGTGCGTAGCAGCAGACGAGTCGGCGGAGCAAGAACCTGGGCCACAGCCGCCCAGGCTGAAGACCATCAGCGCGAAGCTCTCAAGCAGAAGCGCGGTGGCTCACACGGCCGGACACAGAGCGTTGTCCCAGAATTCAGAGATGAGAACGATCGCTACCTTTGGGAGCTAGCTCGCTGGAGGGCCGGCTCCTTTATCCGTGTCGGCTTCTGTAGCGCCTCAGGATGGATGGGGTCTGACGAGCGAGTCTATGTTGGGCACCCGGTTCACCCCGGGGCCCCCGTGTTTGAGGACCCCGACTGCTTCAAGGCGTTCAAGGCAGCGAATGCTGCCGGGTACATCGGCTGCACCCAGGTGGCCAACGCTGCCCCCTTCCGCATCACGAAGTACGAGGTCCGCAAGGTCATCCAGTCGAACCTGGACAAGTTGAACGTCGGGTTCGTCCGCTACCCGCACAAGATGAACAGGTCCAAAGTGTGGGTCTGCACCTTCCTGCATGAGGATGAGGTGGCGGACTTCCTGGCTTCGTTCAGGGAGTACGCGGCTGCGTCCATCAAGAAGATGAGCGCCGGGTTGGTGCCGTTCAAGCAGGACCTGATGAGGAACTTCCGGGAGATCAAATGAGCATCAAGAAGGGCGAGAAGGAAGACCCAGCAGCGGACATCCTCACTTCGGGCGACTACGACAACTTCACCCAGTTCGCTGAGGAGTACCTCAAGATTCAGACGAAGGCCGGCAAGCTCAAGCCGTTCAAGCTGAACCGGAGTCAGGTCATCCGGGAGACCCTCATCACTGAGATGGAGGAGGCCGGGCTGCCGGTGCGAGTGTGGGAAGCGAAGGCCCGCCAGCTGGGCTGCTCCACCCACGTCCAGGGCCGGATGTTCTGGAAGACCATCACCAACTACGACGAGGGTGCAATCGTTGCTGCCCACGCAGACCCGGCGGTACGGCAGGTCTTCACGAAGTCGAAGGTGTTCTACGACTTCCTGCCGGACCACATGAAGCCGATGACTCGGTACAACAACCTGTACGAGCTGGACTTCCGGGCCTCCAAAGGTAGCGGCGGTCTGCGGTCCAGGTTCGCTGTTACGACGGCGCGAGCGGTTGACGACATGCGCGGGTTCACGGCGCGTCAGGTTCACGCCTCAGAGGTAGCGTTCTTCAACGACCCCGAGTCCTTCTTCTTGGCGCTGCTTCAGGCGGTACCGGACGAGCCGGGCACCATGATCTACAGCGAGTCCACCTGTAGGGGCTCGGGTGACTTCCACCACAGCACCTACATCAACGCCAACGTGTGGTGGGACGAGATTCCGCCCTGGATGCCGCTGAAGCGGGCCTACCCCGGCCACCCAGACAGCACCTGGTACGCGCTGTTCACGCCCTGGTTCCTGATGGAGGAGTACACCAGGGACCTCCCGATGCCGGAAGCCGAGTACAGGCTGACGCTGGATCACGATGAGGTTGAGCTTCTGGAGCGGTTTGAGAGCTACGTCTCTCTGGAGAATCTCCAGTGGCGCAGAGAGACGCTCATCAGCAAGTGCGGCGGTTCGCTCGACCGGTTCCGTCAGGAGTACCCCAGCACGGACAAGGAGGCGTACTCCGCCACCGGCAGTCCGGCGTTTGATGGTAGGCACGTGGAGGCCGTTCAGGACCGTCACGGCTGCTGGTGCAGGGTCTGCAAGCCCCGGGGTCGGGTGGACCCTGGGACCACCGACTGCCCCGAGCATGAGTGGTACGACATCGTTGACGCGGCGGACACCGAGCGAGGCAGACACCGGCTGTTTACCAGCTTCAAGCCCGAGCTAATCGACGCCATGCCGGGCCAGGGGTCTATGTCGGTTTGGAGGCACCCGGAGAGCAGCAAGCGCTACGTCATCGGGGCCGACATCAGCAACGGGTCGCACGGCGGTGACTGGGACGTGGCCTCGGTGTTTGAACTGTCGAACATGGAGCAGGTAGCTGAGTGGCGCGGCAAGGCCGACCTGGATATCTACGCCGAGATTCTGCTGATGCTGGCCCTGCGCTACAACAACGCCCAGCTGGCCCCCGAAATCAACAACATGGGCGGCGGCATCGTCGCGATGCTTCGGCAGACCCAGTACTGGAACTTCTACCGGAGGCGGATCACCGACTCGCTGCGCGGGCCGACGTCACAGCTTGGCTGGAGCACGAACAAGCGGACCAAGCCCGAGATGGTGGGCTTGATGCAGAAGGCCCTGAAGGATGGGTACATCAAGATCCGGTCCCAGATGGCCCTGACAGAGATGCGGGCCTACCGGATGAACATCAGCAGAGATGCGTCCGGTGGCGACACACGGGTGGACATGTCTGCCCCTCCAGGCAAGCACGACGATGCCCTCATCGCCACGATGATCAGCAACGCGGTAGCCCACCACACCCCAGGGCACGGAGCAGCGCTGCCGAAGGCTGATCGGCCTCAGGCTTCGTCGGACCACAACCAGTGGACTGCGGACATGTGGGACAAGTACGAGAAGGCGCCGCAGTCCATGGCGGTCCGCCGGCTCAAGCGAGCTATGCGGAAACTGTGACGACCCGGTATTCCCGGGGCTGGCCGGTAGCCTCCAGGGCTCCGCTGCGGGACAGGTAGGAGATGGCTCCCCTGGCTTGGCCGCCGGTCAACTTCGTGCTGGCAACCACATCTCGGTAGCTGACGATGCCGTCGTTCTCCTTCACAGCCCACCTCAGCACGGTCTCGGAGGGTTTTTCGAAGAGGCCGGTGCGCTTGTCAACGTGGATGATCTCCCCGTCGGCGTCCACCTTGATGACCTTGCCGACCTTGCCCTTGCGGGGGGAGGGGTCGTCGCCGTCGTCGTGGACGTGGGTCCCAACATGGGCTGTCTGCCGGTCGCGCTCCTCCTTGCCGTAGAACTTCTTGCCCTTTAGCCCGGGGGTAGCGGTACGGCCCCACCATCCACGGGGGGTGATGTCCTTGGGGGCCCCATCAGCCGGCCACCATCTCTTGCTGGTAGCAACCTGGCCGCAGGTTCCGCACTGCGTGTCCCTGAAGCCGTCCTTCTTGGACTGCATGTACAGGTAGGCAGAGGTGTTGAGTTCCCACGCTGCGCCGCAGGAGGAGAAGGAGCAGATCATCGGGTAGATGGGCATCAGAAGTTTCCTCCGAAGGGTCCGCCACCGCCGCCGGCACCGGAGATTGGAACAGCCTGACCAGCCCCCGGACGGGGTCCTCCACCAGCCAACTCAGCCTCGCTCGGGGCCGGGAGACCCGGTCCACCACCACCTGAAGCACCAGCGGTGCCGGCGTTAACCAGCTGACCCAGCGGCGACATGAGCCCGCTGTTGGCCTGCCAGAGCGAGAAAGCCTTCTCCAGGTAAGAGCGCACCGTCTGGTCGTCAACCATGCCCAGTTGCGCCAACTGACCGAAGGTCTCCAGGGTCTTGTCGATGGTGGAGAGCAAGCCGATGTAAGCCTGGGCCTCCTCAGCCGGGTCCTTGCCGATGGCGCTGCCGGCCTCGATGTTGACGTCGTAGGAGGAGCCAACCTTGGACGAGTCGAAGGTCTCAAAGCCCTCCTGCCCAGACTCCCCGATGACCCGCATGTGCCGAGGCTCATCCCAGTACTGGGCAACCACGGACAGGAGCACGCGGGAGATGTCCTCCATAAACTGCTCAACAGCAGCGAGCCGAACGCCGGCACGGCTGTTGGAGCCCTGAGCAGCAACGGACACCTCGGTAGCCGTGGTGCCCTTCCGGCCCACGCCGCCCCGCTGGTAGACGTCTACGCCCGACAGTTCGTACATCATGCGCTGAAGGCCCTGAAGGACCGTCATGGTGGTGCTGGGCGGCGGAGCCTCAGGCAGGAGCATGACCACCTTGCGGATGTCGTCCGTGGCCACCGGAAGCTCGGCAACCTCCAGGTCGATGCCGCTCTCCAGTAGCGCAGTCAGCTGCCCGCCTTCCAGGGCTCCCTGGAGGGCGACGAACTTGCGCTTGCTGGACCTCTCGTGGTGGTTGAGCAGGTAGTTCCACTCCGTGTTCAGGCGGCTGCTCGGCTCCTGGATGATGGCCAGGTCGGCTGCGGTGGTGGTGTACAGCTTCCCGGGGATGCGAACGAAGGACAGGGTTCGGTAGGGGTAGCCGCTGATGTCCATCGGGTCGTTGATGTGTCGGAGCACGCAGTCCTTCGGGGACAGCCCATCCCGGGGCTTCACAATCCAGAGGATGCGGCGCTGCATCGTGTCCTTGACACGGGCCCAGTAGCGAATCTCGTAGACCATGACGTGGTCGGCCGCTGTGTCGGGCTGACTGTGTCGGTTGTGAGGGTCGTTCCCGGCCAGGGAGGTGGGGATGGAGTCCATCACCCAGGAGTCGGCCTCCAAAGCCTTGGGCACCTTGAACCGTCCGTCGTTCCGAAGGTCGTCAAGCATGAAGGGGATGCGCTCGGCGACCCAGGGGGCCTTGCGGAGCTTGTCGTAGCCCAGAGGGACCAGCAGGTTCCAGGGGGCGATGCGGTTGAAGACCGGCATGTCGTCCTCGGAGTCCGAGGCGATGGGAATGTCCACCTCTGCCATCATCCGAAGCAGGGTTCGCCGCTGCTGGTCGTCCAGCTGGGTCTCTTCAGTCCCCTGAGTCGGACCGCGTTCGTACTCATCAGCCATCAGGAAGGCGTCACTGTCGTCGTAGCTGACCTTGCCCACACCTAGGTTGAACAGAAGGGCGTCCAAAGCGGCCTCCTGTGTGGTCTCCAGAGCCCGAATCTCCCGCCACACGTAGTTCACGGTGGCCTCTGCCACCTTGGCGGTCTCCTCGTCACCCGGTCGGCGAGGCTTTGCCCGGATGTACGGGTTGGTTGAGACGATTGAGGGCAGGAGGGAGTTGGCCGTAGCCAGCAGGAAGTTGAAGTTGACCCCGCTCTCCGGCGTCACCAGCGAGTTGCGGTCGTGCTCCTTGAGACCCTCGTAGTCGGACAAGATGTCCCGCCAACGGGGGAGAATCTCCTCGTCAAGGAAGTCTTCGACAGCGCTAATCCTCTCGGCCCAAGCCGAGACTTCGCTTTCCGCAATGGGCATCTTTCTCTGTGTCATCTACGACTCCTGCTTGACAACGGGTGTGTGTTTTACCCTAACTAGGATTAGTCGCTGTGCGAATGGGTCGTCAGCGACAAAGGGAGATCGGAAATGACCGAGGCGGTTACCGACAACTTCGACGAGGCCCTTGGCAACGAGGACAACCCCGACGAGGCCGGCACTGACATCACGGACGAGACACCTGACGACACGGAAGGAGAACCGGATTATTCCGATCCGGTAGCTTGGCTAGACACCCAGGACAACGTCCCGGATGAGGTCAAGCAAGCGGTCAAGAATGGGTTCCTGCGGCGAAGCGATTACTCGCAGAAGACGCAGGCGCTAGCGAAGAAGCGTGACCTTGTTGACGAAATCCTGCTTCAGCGGGAAGCCGGCAAGGACAAGCCTCAGCCCCAGGTTGAGGAGAAGCCCCCGCCTTCATTGAAGGAGGGAGCCACGCCCGAAGAGGTGATTGACCATTACGTGCAGCAGGCCGTCCAGGCCAAGCTTGAAGCCCTCGGTATCAACAATACCGTCGAGCAGATGAAGCCCCTGGTAGACAAGCAGCGCGTTGTGGACGCTTACCGCGACTACGCAAGCGAGAACCCCGACCAGGACCACGCCACCCTTTCCGCAGCCGTCGGGCAAGTTCTCGACACCGATCCCGAGCTTGAACAGCTAGCCATTACGAACCCGCGAGCAGCGGTTCGTGCAGCAGCGCGCATCGCTTCTGCCGAACTCCGGGTCGCGAAGAGTAGGGCCAGCAAGAAGCGAAAGAGGGCTACAGCACCAGCTTCAGCCAGAGCTTCTACGTCTCGGGTAGCTACGGGGGGCAAGCGATTGACCCCCCTGGAAGCCGCGACGCAGGCTCTGAAGGAGCAGGGAGCCCTCTAGGGAGTCTGAAAATTGGCCGCCGTTACCGCCTCAATTGAGTTTGATCGGGTTTACTCGACAACTCTCGCTGTCCAGCGCGACGACGTCGCGATGGAGATCGTCCAGTCCAACCCCCTCCTCTGGCACATGTACCGCCAGGGCGCAGTCCAGTACGACGGTGGAACGGAAGTTCGCCAGCCGGTCGTCCTGGAAGAGACCGCCAACATCTCGGCGATCTCGACCTACGAGACCTTCGGCACCACGCCGGAAGACGGGCCCGACACGGCTCGCTACCCGACCTGGTACAAGAACCGCGCCTCCATCGTCCTGGACAACACCGAGTTGGCCCAGAACCGTGGCGCGTCTCAGATCGTCTCGCTCCTGAACAGCAAGCTCGCGATTGCGAAGATCAGCATGATCAACGACATCGCCCGCCAGCTGTACGCTGACAACTCCGCCCTCCCCAAGGAGATCAACGGCCTTCAGTCGGACTTCCTGGAGTTTTCGGCCGAGGCCGCTCAGACCGGCACGGTCGGCGGCATCAGCAAGGCTGGCTACGCCAACTGGCGCAACCGCTACCAGCAGATCACCGCCTTCGGGACGGACGGACTGGACCAGTGGGAGCAGCTGTACATGGAGTGCTCGCAGCGGGGTACGCACCCCGACATCATCCTGACCGACCCCGCCGTCTACCGCTTCTTCAAGCGGACGGTCGCGGCCAACCAGGCTGAGCGCGACAACGCCATGTGGGACCAGGGTTTCCACAACCTCCTCTTCGAAGGTACGCCCGTCGTGCCCGACTACGAGTTGGACGGAACCGGTCAGACGTACATGCTGACCACGACCGGAAAGCGCGGAGTCAACGACTTCAACCTGAAGCCCGAGTACTTCACGGTCCCCGGCAAGAACCCGCTGGCCAAGGGCAAGCACACCGGCATCGGCCTCGGCCTCGCGATTCTGTCGCAGGACGATTTCCGCATGACGGACTTCATGACCCCGCCCAACGCTGACACCATCCTCGCCCACTGCTACCTGTCGTGCATGTTGGTCACTGCGTCCGAAGGACGTCAGGGCTGCTCGGACTTCAGCGGCACCGTCCAGTTCTAGGAGGACAAAATGAGCTACACAGACATTGGGTCTTACCCGCAGCGAATTGACGCTGTGGTCATCTGGAACCCCACCACGAGCACCGACCTCCTCTACCGGGGCGACGTTGTGCAGATCGAGGCGGAGACCATCGCCAACCTGGACGGCGCGAACGCGCAGGTTCCGGTGGTCGATTCGTCCTCGCCCGAGACGCTCAACATGATGTGCGGAGTTGTCCTCGGCACGGCGAAGAAGTTCACCTACCGCGACCAGGAAGAGGTCCCGGTTCGGGTTCTCGGCGTTGTCGAGGCCCTGGTGGACGGCGGAACCGTGGATGTGGATCCGCAGGACCACCTGTACATTCAGGACGCCTTGCACGGCCTCATCGCGAAGGCGGCTGAGCCGGACCTGGTTACGCCGGCTCCGGCGGCCCTCGCGGCCTCGGTCCCCACCGACCTCAGCACGACGATCACGGCCGTCACCGAGATCATGACCGACATCGACGCGATGAATCTGATCCTCCAGGACCTCATGGACATGAAGGTCTGCAAGGCGATTGCAATTGACGAGGACGACGACGCCGTTGGGACCCGCTCCGGCGCGGCCTCGACGCTCTCGACCGTCTTCTTCAACGGCATCGCCCAGTTCTAGGAGGACTCCATGGTCGCTATCCCACAGCACATCGATCGGCAGGTCTCAGAGACCCGTCCGCACGGTGTGTCCATCCTCCAGGACTTCGCAGTCCACCTCCAGTTCGACGTGGACGGGGTCTTCATCCCGCTCCTGTTGGCCCTGGATTCGGACTACTACATCGAAGAAGCCTGGTTCCTGCCAAGCGAGGTGGCTGATGCCACCACGGTCACGCTGACCCTGAAACAGTACCTCGCGGCTGCTGACCAGAGTCTGGACCTGATGAGTTCGGCGGTTGCTTCGACGGCCTTCGTCATCAACGTCCCCGTGGACTTGGGAGTTGACCAGAACCAGACCCTGGTTGACGGCAACTACCTGTGCATGGACGTTGCCGTTGCCACGGGCGGCGACATCTCCGGCGTCGTTCAGGTCCGCTACCGCCGCAAGGCGTAAAGAACGGGGGGCCCGGCTGTCCTCTGTGCCGCTCCTCACCCCACCGGGGAGCGGCAGGTCCCCCATCCTCCGGGGACAGCCGGGCTAACCCCATCCTCCGCTAGGATGGCCGCATGATCCGTTCTGAGATCCGAACAGCCCTCCAGCGCAGACGCTCTGATTACAGCCACACAGCTGCACAGCTGAACGACTGGATCGACCAAACCGAGCGGGACATGTACTCGCGCCGGGCATGGTCCTT